AGTCTTCAAAGAAGCACTAACAGATGCAGAACTAACAGCTTTAACAACAATTTAAATGAATATTTACAAGACAGTATTTGATACAGAGCAACAAGGTAAAGATGTTTTAATCTCTAAAGATGTATGGGCTGAAGTAACAGAAGAAGGTGTTACATCAATGCAGTACATCAACGGAACAAAGGCAGTTGTTTACATTGGTAAAGTTATAAAAACACAAGGTACTTATGATAAAGATATTCACGAAATAACACCACCAATTTACTACGATGGTGTGGCGTATGATATAATAAGTTCGGACTTCTTAGACTTTGGAAACAATGAAGTTTATCCAGGTGATGCTTCAGTACATCAGTTTTATGGGTTTCCAAGAAACACATAAATTACATAAAATTTAAAATATGGCTACAAAAAATGCTCCTTCTAGGAAAAAATCTAAAAAGTACTATGCTAAAGTAAAAAAAGGTAGGGGTACTGGTAAAAAAGCAGGAGGAGGTATGACTGCTAGAGGCGTTGCGAAGTATAGAAAAGACAACCCAGGCAGTAAGTTAAAAACAGCTGTTACGACACCCCCTTCAAAATTAAAAAAAGGCAGTAAGGCTGCTAAAAGAAGAAAAGCCTTTTGCGCTAGATCTAAAAGTTGGACTTCAGAAAGAGGTAGAGCTGCTAGAAGAAAATGGAACTGTTAAATGAAAAACAAAAAAAAATTTAAAGATACTAAAGTTGGTCAGTTTTTATTAAAAAAGCTACCCGGTTTTGTATCAGGCACTTTACCCAATAAAGGTATATTAGGTATAGTTAAAAACTTAATAGATAGTGAACCTGAATTAACAGGTCAAGATAAGATCCAAATGCATGAGGAGCTTATTGAATTATACAATCTACAAGTTGCAGATAGGGACAGCGCTCGTAAAAGAGAAGTTGAGAAAGCTAAAACAGGTCAATTTGATCTTATGTTCAATCTAACAGGTATAGTAGGTTTAGGGTCTTTTACCTTTATGATATACGCTATAGTATACCTGCAAATACCTGAGTCTAATAAAGAAGTGTGGATACACTTAATAGGTATATGCGAAGGTATAGTGTTGTCTATATTTGGATATTTCTTTGGGGCAGCTGTTAGGAAAAACAAGTAACATAAGAAAGTAATCGGCTACGCACGTAATATACATAAGAGTAATTAACAATTAAATTAAATAAAATGAGTAAAAAAATCGAACAAGTAGAGTTAGAAGAATTAGTGAAGCAGCAAAACTTCAAAAGACAGATGCTATCTGATATTGGAGCCTTAGAGGTTCAAAAAACACAGGTACTAGGGTCTTTTGCTCAATTAATGTCTGACGCTGAAAAAATGAGCCAGTCTCTTGAGGAAAAGTATGGTAAAATTACCGTCAACCTAGAAGACGGTAGTTATGAAGAAATGAAAGAAAAGTCTGATGAGCAAGCTGATTAGAAAAATAAGTATCGGCTCTGATTATAAAAATGAAGCAATGCATTACTCCGTAGGTCAACAGGTTTACGGAGGTCATTGTATATCAGATATATTGTATGACAAAAAAGATGGTTCTTATAATATATACATAAGTAAGAAAGATGAAATAATTCCATGGAAAAAGTTTAATACTAACATGGCAATTTCAATAGAATATAATCTAGAATACTAATGCAGAGTTTATACAGCTTTATTATAGAACCTAAAGATAGTAGGTATACAAATGAAGTAGATGTGGGGGGTAAAAAGCTTATAATAAATACCACCATGGACGACCATAAATTTGTTAATAGAATTGGTATTGTTAAATCAATACCTCTTATAGGAGACACTGATATAAAAGTTAACGACGAAGTTATAGTGCATCATAATGTATTTAGAAGATTTTATAACGTACGAGGAATAGAAAAAAACAGTAGCGCTTATTTTAAAGAAGACATGTACTTCTGTTACTACGATCAAATATTTCTTTACAACCACAATAAAGAATGGAAAGCTCCAGGTGATTTTTGTTTTGTAAAGCCTGTAGTAAAAAAAGAAAATTCAATTCTAAGCGAACAAAAAGAAAGAAAGCATATTGGTATACTAAAATATGGCAATAGCTCCTTAGAAGCTCTTAAAATAGCCGAAGGGGATATATTAGGCTTTAGTCCAAGCAGTGAATATGAGTTTTTAATAGATGGTGACAGGTTATACAGAATGCGCACTAATGATATTACAATCAAATATGAAAACAAAGGAGACGAAGAGGAATATAATCCAAGCTGGGCAAAAGGCAGTGGAAGAACTTATTAAAGTTGCTAAAGAAAAAATCGTAGACTCAGGAGATGATATAACAGCTGACAGATTAAAAAACGCAGCTGCTACAAAAAAATTAGCAATTTTTGATGCTTTTGAAATACTAGATAGAATACAACAAGAGCAAGATCTTTTAGAAGAAGGTAAGGATTCTAATAGCAAAGAAAAATCTTTTAAAGGTTTTGCTGAAGGAAGATCTAAATAATGTACAAGCAAACACTATTAAAAGTGCTAAAGGACTATATAAAGCCTAGCACTATAGAAAAATACAATAGATATAATAAGTGGCAATACGGTTACAATAAAGATCACGATATCGTTGTTATATCTAGAAGCGGTAAGATTGGTGAAATATACGAAATTCAAGGATTAAAAATAGGGTTACCTTTATGTGGTAATAGCTATAAGCTGTCAAATAAAAAGTTAGAGCAATTTTGGAAAGCATTAGATTATCCTAAAGAATTAAGTAAAATAAAATCAGTTTTTGACTGGGAGAATCGCTCTAGTGAATTTAAAAATAAATGGTATGACTATATTGACAACGAATTTAAAAAGAGGGAAGAAGGCTTTTGGTTTAATAACAAAGGGGTTCCTGTGTATATTACTGGCACTCACTACATGTACCTGCAGTGGTCCAAGATTGATGTTGGGCAGCCAGACTTTCGTGAATCAAATAGATTATTCTACATATTTTGGGAAGCCTGTAAGGCCGATGCAAGATGTTACGGAATGTGTTACCTTAAAAACAGAAGGTCAGGCTTTTCGTTCATGGCCTCAGGCGAGACTGTTAATCAAGCCACGATTTCTACAGACTCAAGATTTGGTATACTATCAAAATCTGGGCCAGACGCAAAGAAAATGTTTACTGATAAGGTCGTACCAATCTCAGTTAATTACCCCTTCTTTTTCAAACCTATCCAAGACGGAATGGACCGTCCAAAAACGGAACTCGCGTATAGAGTCCCGGCGTCAAAATTTACCCGTAAGAAACTTGATTCCAACGAGAAGCTCGAGGATATATCCGGTCTCGACACAACGATCGACTGGAAGAACACGGGTGACAACTCCTACGATGGTGAAAAATTAAAACTATTAGTACACGATGAAAGTGGAAAGTGGGAAAAACCTACAAATATATTAAACAACTGGAGAGTCACTAGAACTTGTTTAAGATTAGGTTCAAGAATTATTGGTAAGTGTATGATGGGTAGTACCTCTAATGCTTTAGATAAAGGTGGTGAGAATTTTAAAAAATTATATTATAATTCAAATGTTGAAAAAAGAAACGCCAATGGCCAGACTCGCTCAGGATTATATTCTTTGTTCATACCTATGGAATGGAACTACGAGGGATACATTGATTCTTATGGATTACCTGTATTCAACACGCCGGAAAAACCAGTTAAAGGGCCAAATGGGGAAATAATAGACTTAGGTGTTATAGAATACTGGGAGAATGAAGTTGAAGGATTAAAAGATGATCAAGATAGTTTAAACGAATATTATCGTCAATTTCCTAGAACTGAAAACCACGCTTTTAGAGATGAAACAAAACAGTCTTTATTTAATCTAACAAAGCTATACGAACAAATAGATTATAACGAAGATGCTCAAAGAAACGGATTGGTGACAGTCGGTAGTTTTCAATGGAAAGACGGGGCTAAAGATAGCACTGTTGAATTTATGCCTAACAAGAGCGGTAGGTTTAAAGTTAGCTGGGTTCCTAAGCTAGAAATGCAAAATAGGGTTAGATTAAACAACGGTATAAAATACCCCGCTAATGATCATGTAGGTGCTTTTGGTTGTGACAGTTACGATATATCAGGCACTGTTGATGGTATTGGATCTAACGGAGCATTGCACGGCTTAACTAAATACTCTATGGAAGAAGCTCCATCTAATAGTTTTTTCTTAGAATATGTAGCAAGACCTCAAACCGCAGAGATATTTTTTGAAGACGTTTTAATGGCATGTGTATTTTATGGAATGCCTATATTAGTAGAAAACAATAAGCCTAGATTATTGTATCATTTTAAAAGAAGAGGGTACAGAGGGTATTCAATGAATAGACCTGACAAAAATTATAACAAACTTTCTATTACAGAAAAAGAAATAGGGGGTATACCTAACTCGTCAAGTGACATAAAGCAATCTCATGCTGCTGCTATAGAATCTTATATAGAAAAGTACGTAGGAATAATTGAAGACGGCTATGGGGATATGTATTTCAATAGAACATTAGAAGACTGGGTGAAGTTTGACATAAATAATAGAACAAAGTTTGATGCATCAATTAGCTCAGGATTAGCAATTATGGCTTGCAATAAAAACCTTTATGCGCCAACACAAGAAAGAAAAATTAAAAGTATAAATCTTGGGATAAAAAGATACGACAACAAAGGATATAGATCTCAAATAATTTAAGTAAATGATTAATAAAGCTATAAAAAGTTCCTTCCCGTCACAAGCAGTCAGTGATTTAGAAAAAATGAGCGCTGAGTACGGTGCACAAGTAGGGAGAGCTATTGAGCACGAGTGGTTTAATTCTAAAGACGGCTACAACGGTAAAAACGGATCGGGTAGGTATTCTACATCCAAACAATCATTTCACTCATTAAGACTATATGCTAGAGGAGAGCAATCGGTGAGAAAATATAAAGATGAATTATCTATTAACGGAGATTTGTCTTATATGAATTTAGATTGGAAGCCTGTGCCTATCATACCTAAGTTTGTTGATATTGTTGTAAACGGTATGGCTGATAGATCATATGAAGTCAAAGCTTACTCGCAAGATCCTGCTTCAATAAAAGAAAGAACTGATTATGTTACTAAGATAGCTGAAGATATGGCGGCTAAGCCATTCAATGATGCAGTAGCTAGTCAATTAGGTATAGATATATACCAAACAGATCAAAGCAAGTTGCCTGAAACGTCAGAAGAGCTTGAAATACATATGCAGCTTGAATACAAACAAGCTATTGAAATTGCTGAAGAAGAAGCTATTAATAGTGTTTTTGATAAAAACAAATACGAGTTAGTATCTAGACGTATAAAAAGAGATTTAACTGTAATAGGTATTGGCGCTGCAAAAAGCTCGTTTAATAAAGCTGAAGGCATTAAAGTGGAGTATGTAGATCCAACAGATTTAGTTTGGTCTAATACAGATTCACCTTACTTTGACGATATATATTACGTAGGTGAGGTAAAAGAAATATACATTAACGAACTTAAGAAAGAGTTTCCAGAATTAACTGACGAAGAATTAGAATCTTACGGAGGATATAATACATCTTATACTAATTCAGGTTACAATTCAAAGTCTAATGAAAACAATAGTGTAACAGTTTTATATTTTGAATACAAAACGTATGCTAATCAAGTTCATAAAATAAAGAAAACAGCTACAGGTGGTAAAAAAGCTATTGAAAAAAATGATACTTTTAATCCTCCAGCTAATGACGATTTTGAGAAAGTTGAAAGAGCTATAGAGGTAATATACGAAGGTGTAAAAATTATAGGTACAAACGAAGTGCTTAAGTGGGAACTTAAGAAAAATATGATACGTCCTAAAGCAGATACAACAAAAGCTCAAATGAGCTATGCTATCTGTGCACCTAGAATGTATGAAGGAAGAATAGAATCGCTAGTTAGTCGTATGACTAATTTTGCAGATATGATTCAATTAACGCACTTAAAACTACAGCAGGTGTTATCTAGGGTAGTGCCGGATGGCGTTTACTTAGACGCTGATGCATTAGCTGAAATAGATTTAGGTAACGGAACAAATTACAATCCTCAGGAAGCATTAAATATGTATTTCCAAACAGGTAGTGTTATTGGTAGATCAATGACACAAGACGGGGATATGAATAGAGGAAGGCTACCGATTACTGAATTAAATTCTAACGGTGGTAATAATAAAATAACAGCGCTTATAGGTACGTATAATTACTACCTACAAATGATGCGCGATGTGACTGGATTAAACGAAGCTAGAGATGGCGGGATACCAGATAAAAACGCTTTAGTGGGTTTACAGAAAATGGCCGCAGCGAATTCTAACACAGCAACAAGGCATTTATTGCAATCAAGCTTGTATATAACCCTAACGATGGCAGAGTGTATTGCAATGCGTGTCTCTGATGTTATAGAATATTCGCCAACTAAAGAGTCTTTTATAAAAACATTAGGTAAGTTTAATGTCTCCACTTTAGAAGAGATGGCTAATTTACACTTACATGATTTTGGTATATTCCTAGAATTAACGCCAGACGAAGAAGAAAAAGCTAAGCTTGAAAACAATATACAAGTTGCTTTACAATCAGGTCAGATATACTTAGAGGACGCTATAGAAGTTAGAGAGGTGCGTAATATAAAATTAGCAAACCAACTCCTTAAAATACGTAGAAAAAAGAAACAGCAATTAGATCAAGAGCAACAACAGAGAAACATTCAGGCTCAAACGCAATCTAATACGCAATCTGCTCAAGCAGCGGCTCAAGCTGATATGCAAAAGCAACAAGCTTTAACTGAATCTAAAGCTCAACTAGAGCAAGTTAAGAATCAATTAGAAATAACTAAGATGGAAAGAGAAGCTGCTATAAAGAAAGAATTGATGGAGTATGAGTTTAATTTAAACATGCAGCTGCAGGAAATGCAATTAAGACAAGTCAACGATAAAGACAAGTTTAAAGAAGACCGTAAAGATGAAAGAACTAAAATACAAGCATCTCAGCAGAGCGAACTTATAGACCAAAGAAAAAACAACGCGCCACCAAAAAGCTTTGAATCTGCCGGGCAAGACAATCTAGGGGGATTTGGTCTTGAGCAGTTTGAGCCAAGGTGATAAATTTTTAACTATTTAATTATATTATATTATGTCGGAAGAAAACCAAACAATTGAAGAAGTTGTTGAAACAGCTGCGCAAGCCCCTGTAGAAACACCTAAAGAAACCATCTCTTATAAAGAGGTAAAAAAAGACGGTACTATTAAATTAGACCTAGAAAAATTAAAAGAATTTCAAAATAAAAACACAGATCAAGATGTACGGAAAAATGAAATCATCAGCGAGAGCAACGACAACCAAGAAAGCAGTAGCAAAGAACAAAACAGTCAAGAAGAAAACAGTCAAGAACAAAAAGTACTAGAAGAAGTACATGATACTGGAGACGCTCCTGTTGCGGTTCAAGCAAATGAACCTGTTATTGAAGAAAAAGTAGAAGCTACACTCCAAAGAACTTTACCGGAAAATATAGAAAACCTGGTAAAATTTATGGAAGATACCGGTGGGGGTATTGAAGAATACGTCAGGTTAAACGCTGACTATTCGAGCGTGGATGACACCGCGTTATTAAAAGAATATTACAAGTCAACTAAGGGTCATTTAGACAATGAAGAAATAGATTTTCTAATTGAAGATAATTTTTCATATGATGAAGACATAGATGATGATAGAGATATCAGAAAAAAGAAGTTGACACTAAAAGAAGAAGTTGCGAAAGCTAAGAAATTTCTTAATGGTATGAAAGATGAGTATTACAAGGAAGTCAAGTTGGGTTCTAAGTTATCATCCGAGCAGCAAGAAGCTATTAACTTTTACAATAAGTACAACCAAGAACAATCTGTTACCAGTGAGGTTCAACAAAAACAGTACAAGCAATTTGAACAAAGTACCAATAATGTTTTCAACGAAGAATTCAAAGGTTTTGATTTTAAAGTAGGAGACAAAAAATATAGGTATAATGTGAAAAATGCTGGTGATGTTAAGAATTACCAAAGCGACATATCTAATTTTGTAAAGGAGTTCCTTGATGAAAACGATATGATGAAAGACGCTAAAGGTTATCACAAAGCTTTATACGCAGGTAAAAATATTGATAAAATTGTATCACATTTTTACGAGCAAGGTAAAGCTGACGCTATAAAACAAACTGCTATCAATTCTAAAAATATTGATATGAGCGCTAGAACTAATAAACCAGTTGTAGAAGCCGGCGGAATGAAATTTAAAGTGCTAGGTGGAGAAGATAGTTCGAGGTTGAAATTTAAAATAAGAAAATAACAACAACAAACAATTAAAAACTAAAAAAAAATGGGATTTAACACATCTTTGGGATTAGGTGGATCATTTTCACTAACCCCAACACCAAGTCCAATTGTAAGTGATGCTAACTATATTGACTTTACATCTTCAACAACTGCTGGTTGGGCACAACAATATCTTCCTGAATTATACGAGCAAGAAGTAGAGCGCTACGGAAATCGTACAATCGGAGGGTTTTTACAAATGGTAGGCGCTGAAATGCCTATGGAATCTGATCAAGTAATTTGGTCTGAACAAAACAGATTACACATTGCTTATAAAAGTAATGCTGTAGCCGCTAACTCTACTGTGGTACTTGCTTCGACTGGAGTTGTAACTCTTGGATCTGCTTTAGCTAATTCATTAAGAGCAGGTAATACAGTTATTATATGCGACAATGCTACTGGACTTAAAACTCTTAAATGTTATGTTTCTGGTGTATCTGGTAATACAGCTACTTTAAAAACTTATACTGCTGACGCATTTACAACAGTAGTTGCTAATGGTGGAGCTATTAACTTATTTGTATATGGTTCTGAATTTCCAAAAGGATCTCTATCTATGGTAGGAGAGCTTAAACCACAATTTACTCAATTTAGCAATAGCCCAATTATCATTAAAGATCACTTTAAGATTTCTGGATCTGATACTGCTCAAATTGGATGGGTTGAAACAACTGATGAATCTGGACAGTCTGGATTTTCTTGGTATTTAAAAGCCGCGGGAGAAACTAAATTACGTTTTGATGATTACTTAGAAACTTCTATGATAGAGTCAGTTAAAGCTGTAGCTTCTGATGCTGACACTAGTGTTTCTGATACGGATAATGCAGGTACAAACCCTGATGCTCCTGATGGAATCAATGGTACTGAAGGTCTTTTTGCTGCAATTGAAAGTAGAGGTAATGTATTTGAAGATTTAGCTTCTTTAGGAGACTTTGATCTTTTACTTAAAAATCTTGACAAGCAAGGTGCTATTGAAGAAAACATGTTATATGTTAATCGTTCTTTAGCTCTTACGATGGATGATATGGTAGCTGGATTAAATTCTAACTATCAAGGTGGTGCTTCTTTTGGTGTATTCCAAAACGACGCTGACATGGCATTGAACTTAGGTTTTTCTGCTTTCCGTAGAGGATCTTATGATTTCTACAAGTCAGATTGGAAATACTTAAACGATGCTGCTGCAAGAGGTGGTTTTGGAGATATATCAGGATGTTTAATTCCTGCTGGAACTTCAACTGTATACGATCAATCAATGGGTAAAAACATGACTCGTCCTTTCTTACATGTAAGATATAGAGCTTCTCAAACCGACGACAGAAGACTTAAGTCTTGGGTTACTGGTTCTGTTGGATCTGCAACTTATACTGGAGAAGACGTAATGGAAGTGCATTACTTATCTGAAAGATGTTTAGTTACACAAGGAGCTAACAACTTTGTATTACTAAAAGAATCATAATATTAACCTTTAAAAACTAAAAACATGAAATTTTTATATTTTGGCGATGGTAATAATGATGCTTATGCTTATCCAATAGACAAGCTTCAAACTATTCAACACGACACAGACACATCAATGGAACTTTATTTCCAATCAACAGTTCAAGACGGAGACGGCTTAGATAAAGTTACTTTAACTTTAGCTGCTGGATCTGATCCAAAAGCTGTTATTAAAGCTATTGGTTTTGCTATTAATAAAACAGTTGCTGGTGCTAGTGATCTAGTGATTGTTGTTGCTGACAATGTAGGACAAGAGTATATTCACTCTAGTATTACAGATTTAGCTTTAGCGCTTGATTCATAATCCAATAAATTAATGTAATTTTTACCCTCGTTACATTAACGGGGGTAATTATTACTCTTATACGACAATAGCTTCTTATTATATATATAAACTAGCTATCGTCACATTTTACAAACTATTAAATTATATCATATTATGGCTGCAAGAAAAGCACCAGCAAAAAAAGTTGAGGTTGCTCCTCATAAAGAACAAGTGGTTAAAACCACTATAAAAGAACCAGTTAAACCAATCTGGGAAATAAAAGATAGAGTTTACAAACTAATAGGTAGAGGCGAACCTTTAACCTATGTCTTAACTTCAAAATCTACACCTAGAAAGCCGTTATTATGGTTTGATGAAGTAGAAGGTTATAATAAAGAAATAAGATACGCTAGTAATCAAAGATCTTGCTTTATAGAAGAGCAGGACTCAAATGCAATACTAGACCACATAATATTTGAAAACGGTAACTTGTTTGTTCAAAAAAATCAACAACCTTTACAGAAACTTTTAAGTTTATATCATCCTAAGAAAAATTATATCTATAAAGAAATTGACGATGTTGCTGAAGCAAAAGAAGATCTAGTAGATATTGAAACTGAAATGGAAGCTTTAAATACAGCTATGTCAATTGATATAGACCAAGCTGAAGCTATATTAAGGGTAGAAATTGGCTCTTCTGTTGATAAGATGAGCTCTGCTGAACTTAAAAGAGATTTATACATGTTTGCTAGGTATAATCCAGTTTTGTTCTTAGAATTAGTAAATGACGATAATGTAATGCTAAGAAACTTAGCTATAAAAGCTAGTGAAATGGGTATTATATCATTATCTCAGGATCAAAGAACTTTTACCTGGGGCACAAACAATAGAAAACTAATGACTGTACCTTTTGACGAAAACCCGTATTCCGCATTTGCAGCGTACTTAAAAACAGATGAAGGAGTAGAAATTTTTAAATCAATAGAAAAAAAGTTAAAATAGTGTAATTATTATAAGTAGTGTAGCTACTCTATAGTGGCTACATTACTATAATAAAAATAAAAATATGGCGATCGACGTAAATAAAGTATATACTACAGTTTTATCTATAATAAATAAAAAGGGTAGTGGTTATTTAACACCAGACAATTTTAATAAAATAGCTAAGGTAGTACAATTAGAATTACTAGACAGAGCCTTCTATGAGTATAATAGATCTGTAACAAAACAATCAAGCGGAAGAGGGGTTGAAGGTTATGGTGATATTCCTAGAAAAATACAAGATAAGATAGATCCGTTTTGTGCATCAGACACAATAACTTTATCATCAGGCGTTGGTAGTTTACCAACCGGTTCTTCCGGTACATACAATGTATCAGGAGTATACAATATTATAAATGTTTCATCTTCAGATAGCTTAACCCAAATAGAAAGAATAAATAAATCTAAATTAAGCTTTCTATTATCTTCCCCCTTAACAGCGCCTTCTACTACATTTCCTATGTATTATGTTAGTGCTGATTCTATATATGTATACCCCACAACATTAACCACAGTTCTTATGTACTATATTGGTACACCTGAAGATCCAAAGTGGAATTCAAAAATTGATACTACTAGTTTTGGCACACCTATATATGAATACCGCTTAGACGGTTCTGTGAACTTCACACTCCATCCTTCTGATGAAGTAGATTTGATACTAGGCATACTACAATACTTTGGTATAACAATTAAAGATCCTTTAATTATACAGTCTGCAATGCAAGAACAACAAACAATAACACAACAAGAACAATAATATGGGATTATTAGGCGGACAAACAAGTCAGGATTATTACGAAGCTTCCGTATTCGGAGGTTATCAATATACATCTATAAAAGAAATAGTAGACAACTTTATGGTGGCTTACGTTGGAGATGGTAAACTTATAGATAGAGTAGCAAAATCAGATGTAATATTTCACGCAAAACGTGGATTACAAGAATTTAGCTATGACGTTTTAAAAACAGTTAAACTTCAGGAAGTAGAATTAGGAGCTTCACTATCCATACCTATGCCCCAAGACTATGTTAATTATGTTAAAATATGCTACATAGACAGCTCTGGTATCCGTAGAATTATTTACCCCACTAGACTAACAACGAATCCAACAGAGGCTCCCATACAAGATAATAACTACGACTATATATATGATTCAAATGGCGATTTAGTAGAAGGTAGTTCAATCACCGAAGAAAGATGGAAATCTTTTGATACTAAAAACGTAACAGGTGATTTGTCTTCTGACGACAGCGCTTATCTTACAACCAATGATTACTTAAGAAGTGACTTTGGACAAAGATACGGGGCCACACCTGAAACAACACAAATAAACGGGTTTTTTACAATTGACGAAAAAACTGGTAGCTTTGCTTTTAGTAGTGATTTAGCTGGCAAGATAATAGTTGTAGAATACGTATCTGACGGACTGGGTACTGATGCTGAAATGAAAATAAATAAGATGGCAGAGGAGGCTCTGTATAAACACATAGCTTACAATGTTTTAGCTTCTAAAAGAAATATATCAGAATACATAGTACAAAGATATAAAAAAGAAAGAAGAGCAGCGCTTAGAAACGCTAAACTAAGATTGTCAAATATCAAGTTATCTGAAATATCTCAGGTAATGAGGAACAAATCTAAACAATTAAAACACTAACGTATGGCTGAAGATAAAAAAACATTTCTTCAGGGTAAAATGAATGGCGATATTGACGCTAGACTTTTACCTAAAGGAGAATACAGAAGCGCTCAAAATATTCAAATTTCCACTTCAGAAGATCAAAATGTTGGTACGGTACAAAATGTATTAGGTAATTCATTAATCAAGCATAGTTATGGAGAAGGAGTATCGTATTCTAATACTGAAACTATAGGGTGTTTTTTTGATGAAAAAAATAACAAAGTATTTTATTTTGTAACTAATTATACTTGCGAAAATCCAACAAGCGAAGGTTTAGTGAGTGATACAGACGGTCCTAAAACAGCGCAGCAACAGCAATCTGAAGGCGTAACTGATTTAAACCCAGAAGACTTATTTTGCGGTATATTTGTTTATGATAAAAGCTTGGAAACTTGCAAGCTTATTGTTTCTGGTTTGTTTCTAAATTTTAGTAAAACTCACGAAATAAACGGAGTAAATCTTTTAGAAAAATTATTATTTTGGACAGATGGATTGAATCAGCCAAGAAAAATAAATACAGTTCAAGCAGGCATAAATTCAGAATACTATAACACTGAAGAAAAAGTAAGCGTTGCTAAATTTGCTCCGTTCATGCCTCCTCTTCTTTTAGAATACGATACTACAACATTAAATTCTAATTCACCTACAGTATCTGAACCTACGCAATCACTGCAATCTAGCTCATCTAATTCTTTCCCAGATAATCAAATAAAAGAAAAATTTGTAAGATTTTCTTATAGATTTAAATTTAAAGATGGTGAATATTCTACAATAGCTCCATTTACTCAAATATGTTTTATACCTAAAACTACTAATTATAATATAACTCAAACTCAAGAAATATTAAAAAGAGGTAAAGCTTCTTTTCAAGATGATAACGGTAATCCTGAAGGGATGGTTAATGATGTAAATGCTGTTAACTTAAATATAATATTACCTTCTAAAAATGTAACTACAGATTTTGAAATAAATGGTATAGAAATAATATACAAAGAATCTGACAATAATTTATTGCGAGCTGTTGAACTTGTTGATATTAAAGATATTGATAGTTCTGACGGTGTTTTTCAATATCAATATAAGTCAACATTGCCATATAAAACATTACCTCAAAATCAAACAACAAGAGTTTATGATAATATACCTTTATCTGCAATAGCTCAAGCGACTGTGGGTAATAGAGTAATATACGGAAACTTTGTTCAAGATAGAGCTCTGCCTAATCAAAATAACGGAGCGGCGGGTTTAGACTTTCAAGTAGGCGTTGACGCAAAATACGATATAACAAACCCATTGGGTAATTCTGATTTTAATAATTACTACCTTCATAAAGAGTACCCTTTTCACTCTATAAAAGAAAAAAGAACATACGAAGTAGGTGTTGTATTGTCTGATAAGTTTGGTAGACAATCTCCTGTTTTAACATCAACAAAAGGATTAAGTTCTATAAAAGTAGATAATAAGGATAGTAATTTTCACTCTAGCTCTTGGGACAGCATCGGGACAATATCAAGTACATCTCCAGGTAATGAAAGCTATTGTGGGGATGCTTTAAATATTACGTTTAATAAGACTATTCCAAATGCTTATGGTAATTACACTATAATCAATAATGTAGCTTTTAGCGAGGATGGATTAATAAATTATAATGTGAGCGTAGTATCTGCTTTAATACAAGACGATGATTTAGGATTTGTTGGAAAACTTACCGTATCGGGTAATAATATACAAGATCAATTACAAGCAGGTGATTATTTAAAAGGAGCTAGTAAAGATTTTGTAAAAGTATTAAGTGTTGAATTTGCATCAGACACTGTTGTACTAGCGGATGGATTAATTTCTGAGTCATATAGATCTACAACCACAAACCCAGACGGTATCACGGAAGTATTAAAGCCATTTGAAAACTATAGGTTTTTTAAATATAATATTAATACTTACGGTTGGTATTCTTATAGAGTTGTTGTAAAACAAGTAGAGCAAGAATATCATAATGTTTATGCTTCTAATATTATTAATTACGACAATGATCAGGACGACATCAAAACATATTTACCTATATCTGGAGATAGTATAAATAAAGTAACAAGAGATAAAGAATTTGCTAATACTCAAGAAATTGGTTTAAGCACTAGTAAAGCTAGATTATATCCTAAAATAACGCCATCTGAAATCAACGGAGCCTCTTCAATTCAAAATTATCAAAATGATGTAGATGTTATAAGTATAGGAACCGTTAAAGAACAAGGATTATTAAATGAAGATGGTTTTGTTTTTTCTTTTATACCTAGTTTAGAAAAAAACCCATTATTTGCTGAAATACCTTATGGTAATTCATCTTTAGAAATTGGATCAGAAACAGCATCTGGCTTAGCGGGCGTTGAAAAAACTTTAGTTTCAACTGAAAATGTGGGTATTTTTAAAAACAATTCTTTAACTATAGCCACGAATGATCAGGCTGCTACTCTTGCTCTTTTTCCTTTAGGTTCTTATTTAAAAGGAAAAGATAAAGATTTAGTAAAAATAATAAAACATACAAGCAATGATCCGTGCCTTATTGAATGCGACGGAGCTATTGCTAATGTATACTCACAAATAGGTAACGGTGAAAAATTTAAAATATATAATTATAAATACGGTGTTCAAGAAAGGTTAAGTGTTTTAGAAACAATGCCTTTTGAATCTGCGTTAGATATATACTATGAAACTTCTACAGCGGGATATGTGCATGAGCTAAACGAAGGTATAGAGGCAGACGTGACCCCTGGGGACTTTACTACGCTAAACATAAACATTGAAAACAAAAGCGTTTCTGAAAGTGTTGTTTATTGGATTAAAACAAATAATGGATTCATTGCTACTAATAATTTTTCTGCTACTTTAAATATTACAAATAATAATGGAAATGTTATTACGGTAGGAGATCAACCTGGGCAAATACACAATCCTCAATTAGTATTACCTAGTAAAAATTATAAAATTATAAGCTGTATTGGATCTAAATGGAGCGGTGAGGATCAAGATTTAACGGAAAGTTTTGAAATTGTATATGATTCTAGCTCTGGTTTTTTTAAAATTAGACCTACAAATAATTTATATTTTAATAGATTTGAAGCTTCTAGCTTTTTTAGCTTTATAATAGAGCTTAGTGTTGTAAAAGAAGATGGATCAATACAAACTGTTTCTTCTCCTTTTGAGCTTACATTGGACAATGAAGAGCCTATTATACTTTCTACCTTAACACCTGATGTAGTTCATATATTTGAACCAGAATTAAGCTCAACTAATAACGTAAACCAAGTTATTTATACTATTGAGGCTGAAAATGGAGGTGCAACAAATAAAGAATCTGGCTTAAGGTATTATTCAATAGCGTTTAATGATATTTTCCCAAATATAATCGGTAGAGAAGGTGTTATTCCTACGGATTCTAATCCTGAAATACAAGCCGTTATTGATACCGAAGGCAATATTGTTCCTGAGCTTTTTATTAACGAAATAACGGGCGAAATTTCAATAAATAGTAATTTTCAAGGCTATTTAAATAAAGATATTAGTGTAACTATTTACGACAATAAAGGATTTGATCACGATAATTTTGGAGCTGGGATTAATTTAGAAGATGTAACACCTAGAAAATTTATTACAGAAACTATCAAAATAAAAGTTTCATCTAGTTTTATAGTGATACTGCCTCAAACAGATTATTTTGGGACTGATAACAATGGAATAGGTTCAAACATAGGGTTTTTTAGCACACCAAATAATTTTTATCTTGAAGATATAAGAACAGATTCTTTTGAATTAAATGGAACAGAAATGTTTGGTAATTTTTCTTGGAGCCCCGGGGACCCTATAGCTGATTCAGCAGGTACATTTTTATGTGCTGGGCAGTTTAAATTAACCGGAGAGTCATTTGGAACTTTTCAAGGAGGCTCTACTACAGTTAGTCAAGCATGGGGTTTAACAAAAGGATTTGACGGAAGACCTATATTAAATTTATATAGAAAAGAAACTGGGGAGGACATTAACACATTAATATCACCTTCAACAAGCACAGGGGAGGGTCAATACGGCACGTCATACTATAATACGTCTGGAGTAAATAGCCCAACAAACGTATCTATTAAAACGTCAGAAGAAAATAATTCTAATCCCCAAGACTGGGATTCTCAACAATTTCCTGAATGGTTTTCTAGTGAATATGGCAATATAACTGGGTATGGCGTTGCTAACAATATACCCGCGTTTACAGCTGCAGAATTAGCGGCTTATACAGGCGCTTTAGGTTTTCAGCCTAATTTCTTTAAAGGAAGTTTTGGAGTAGCAAAAAACAGTAATGAAAATATTACTAAAAGAGTATCTTTGCCTTTAAACAGGCAAGGGCATACGGATTGGGTTAATCAACCTTCGTTAAACACAGGTTTAGAACTTGGAGACCCTACTGCTTTGCAAAACGGTCATTGGATGTTTTTAGCTGCTCAAGCATTTACCGATGGAAATAGCGTAGAGTATAACGTTCTATATGAAGTAGAGCATTTTAATTCTCACAACATAACCTATAGTTTAGCTTCGGGAGATGATAATATAGAGTATAATTTTTGGAATCCTAAATTAAAAAAGGTTATACTTTGTAAAAAACCTTAATAATGAGTAATATATAATATATGGCATTAACATTAAAAATAAAATACTTTAATACATTTGTTTTAAGGCAAGAGCCAATAGTCACTACATCTATTACAAGCGCCCATACTAAGTCTACTTCCACAGTTGCAGGTGATAGTGCTACAGTAACGCTAACAGCTGATAATGCGGCTATAACAGAAGGTCAAGAAGTACATGGGCCTGGTGTTGAAAAAGGTACTACAGTGGCAGGTATATCATCTACAACGCTAACTTTAAGCTCTTCTCAAAAAATAGAAGGTGGTGTTACTTTAACGTTTTCAAGCACAACTGCGTATCCAACCGGTGCAAACACACAAGCTGCTTCTAATGAGTGGTATATTGAAGAATCAAGAATAAAAGGCGGATTTAATGAAAAAAGTGTTGACTTTGGAGCTAAAGCTTATGTTGTAGATAAAAAATACAAAAGAAATCATAGGGAAAACGCTATGATATATTCTGGTATTTTTAACTCTAGAACAGGTATTAATAATACTAATCAGTTTTCTATAGCTGAAAATATAACAAAGTCTGTTGATATAGCTAATGGCTCTATTCAGAAGTTACATGCGGAAGATACCAACTTAATTATATTTCAAGAAAATAAAGTTAACGGAGCCCTTATAGACAAAGACGCTATATTTACAGCAGAAGGCGGAGGATTATCTACTACTGCTAAAGTTGTCATAGGCCAAATAACTCCTTACTTAGGGGAATTTGGTATTGGTAAAAACCCCGAAAGCTTTGCTGTTTATGGATTTAGAAAGTATTTTGTAGACAAAGATAGAGGCGCTGTATTAAGGTTATCAAGAGATGGTATTACAGAAATATCTTCTTATGGTATGAGAGATTTTTTTAGGGATAATTTAAAAAATTCCATTAAAACATATGGCATGTATGACATACACGCGGGCAAATACGTTTTAAGTTTAAATTTACCAACTTCAAAAGAAGCTAATAAACAAACGTTTAGGAAATCAACACAAGGGATAGTAGTAAAGTCTAGTCAAAATGTTGCGTTTTTAAAAGAAATTAATCCTAAGGTTTTTAAAGGTATGGTTTTAACAAGTACGCAAAGCAAAACAGAATCTATTTTTGTTACTGAAGTATTAAATAATAAAATAACCTTTAGTCAAAATGTTAATTTTTCTATAAACGAAGTAGCAACTTTTAGTTTTCTGAATCCATTTGGGTTTAACGTTATATCTACAAAATCTAATTACAAAACACTGGCATTTGATGATAGAGTAAATGGATGGGTTTCTTTTTACACTTACGAACCTAAGTTTGGAGGCAGTTTAACAAATAGTTTTTACACTTGGAACTCTGGCAATTTATACGAACATTACTCAAACAGTAATAGAAACACTTTTTACGGTGTTTTTGATTCTAGTACCATAAGTATAACTAGTAATCAAAACCCTTCTTTAGTAAAACATTATCAATCTGTTAATTACGAAGGAACTAAAAACTGGAAAGTTGTAGATTTAAAATCACCCGCAGACGATGATAATAATTACAAAGCTTACCCTATACCTGGAAACATAACAGGTAGGTATACCAACCAGTATGGAGTTAAATATGCTGGATTTACGCCATTAGAAAAAAAATACTATGGACAAATAAAAATAAACGATACTAGTTCAATAACTGGAGTTGAAGGTTTAACCACGACTGGTGTTAAAGGGTTTTTTACAGAGGTTATAATGGAACATGAGCCCGTGAATAATGACAAAACAATAAATACAAAAAACCATGCTGAGCTATTCTCGGTAGGTTTTAATTACGAACAATCTTTATATTAATAAATTATGCCATTACCAGCAGGAGCAATACAAGGAGCAGCAGGTTTTTTAGGCGGTGCAGTCCAAGCTATATTTGGAGGAGCCGCGAAAAGACAAGCTAGAGAAAGAAGGCTTGCTTTGCAAGATCAATTATACGACTTGGAGCAAAATAGACAAGCTATTATAGACCCTTATGCGGGGGTTACAGATTTATCTGATCAATTAACAAACCCGTTTGCAAATTTAACCGTCGCTACTCAGGCAGCTGAAATGCAAGCTCAACAAACAGACTTATCGCTAGCTAGTAGTCTTGACACACTAAGAGCAACCGGTACTGGAGCCGGTGGAGCTACTGCGTTGGCTCAAGCAGCTTTAAGTTCTAAACAAGGTGTTTCGGCTAGTATAGCACAGCAGGAGGCTAAAAACTCGCAATTAAGAGCTCAAGGGCAACAGCAGCTAGAAATTAGTAGAATGAAGGAACAACAACGAGTTCAACAAGCCGGTGCAGCAGGAGCTCAGTTCATGTTTGGAGCAAGAGAGTCTAGGGAATTGCAAAAATTAAATAGAACATCAGCTTTATTAAGTAATGCTTCACAGCAAGAAGCTGCGTATACATCTCAAATGATGGGTGGTATTGGATCTGCTTTAGGAGG